AATTCAGGCAATGTCTTTACAGGACCTCCCAGTGATTTTGCAAGTACACCATTAGTATCAGCTAAATTTAATAGAATATTACGTGTAGCGGTAGCAGACATAGAAGCATCAAAGCCAGCATCTGCAAGCTTTCCGACTAATGCCAAAGTATCTTCTATGGTAAAATTGAAAGCCTCAGCAACCGGGCCTACGATAGGTAATGCAGTAGCAAGGTATGAAAAAGATAAAGCGCTTTTCGAGGTTGCAACTGCCATAGCAGAAACATAGCGTTCGGTTTCTTTGGTATCTGCATTAAACATTCTCAGAGCTGCACCTGATAAAGCGGCAGCATCTGATAATTCAGCACCAGTCGCTTGAGCAAATTTGAGTACAGCCTCTGTTGATTCTAAAATTTCTTTTCTTGTAAATCCTAATTTTGCTAACTCTATTTGTAATCCCGTTGCTTCAGCGGCTGTGTATTTAGTTGTAGCCCCCAAACGCTGTGCATCTACTGTCAGTTCCTTGATTTTATCAGAAGTTGTGCCTAATATAGCAGCAAGATTACTATTAGCAAACTCAAACTTTACGATATCCCCAACTCCTTCACGTAATTTGGTGAATAAAGTAACAATACCTGTAACAACAGCTTGCGCGCCAATATATCCAGCAGCTATACCTTTTAACCCCATGCCGACTTGGCTCAAACCTTTACCCATGTGCTGTTGAAGCATCAAACCGGAATTTCGAGCAATAATACCCATGTTTTTCATAGACCTATTGCCGTTCTCTAATTCAATGATAGCAGCCTTTACTTCTTCCCTGTATGCTCCAATGGTCATCTTCTGCTGCGTATACCGGTCAGAGTTGCGTTTTACATAGTCGTTATTAATCCCTATCGTAGAATTGAGCCGTGCAAGAGTCCGGATATAGTTCTCATCAGTATCTTTCAATACATCTACAGCCATTTGAAGCTGTTTATTCATTTCTTTTGCTTGTGCCTTACTATGTACTTCCTGATTGGTTAGAGTGATAGCTGTCCGGATGAGCTTTAACCGTTCTTCCTCGGTCAATACAGTTTTCTTGCGAGTACTATTGCCTGCGTTTTGAACTTTGGTTAAATTAGCCTCTGCTTTAGCACTTTTTTCTAAAGAAGCAGCATTATCAGCACTTGCCTTAGTAAGCTTCTTGATTTCAGCAGTGGAGAGCTTTTCCGCATTCAGTTTTTCTTCAATGCGTTTAGCCACAGTTTGGGAAATCTCAGACTGCTTTTTAAGTGCTTCCGTCAATTCATTCGATGCCGAACTCGCATTTTTAGATTGAGTCGTATAGATGGAATGCAACTTTTCAAGGTCGGCAATTCCCTCGACATTAATTTTTAATCCTTTTGCAAGTTCTTTAGCTGCACTTGCATAATTAGCCCTCACACGCTCAACAGTCCTGTCAAGCTCTATCAATTTTTGAAAATCGTCCTCATCAACGAAACCCTTTAACTTTAAATCTGCCATTGTCACAGGTAATGTCTATATTCTACAATTTTTCCCCTTATCTCAACTCCAACTTTATCAAAAGCATAGGTACCATCCTCTTTTTGATAGACGACATACATGCAGCCGTCCAAGATGGCCGCTTTCTTTGCGAGTTCACTGATACGATCCAGTTCACTTTGCATTTTCTTTATTTCACATCCACAAGCCATAACCTACCGATACCCACATTCAGAAAAGAAACGCTCCAACCATGGACGGAGATACATGATATTGAAATACTCCTTTGCAGTATCTCCAACGCCAAGAACCTGTTCGCCATATTTCCTCTCAATAGACGGGCCGTCCTTGAACCCTTTCGTCTCAAAACGTAATCCGGAATCTGTCCTCTGTGCAAAAATGCTGTCATAAAAAGTACCGGTGATAAAAAGGTTAGGCGCCTCGACCGGACGCGGTGGCAAATAGAGCATCTCACCCCTAAGAGGTGGAGTGATCCTCTCTTTCCAATGCTTATACCGTTCTGCCTGATCCTGCCACGGACCGGGTTCATTGAAATAAGAATCGTTATCATAAGTAGGTTTCAACAGGTGTTCTGTTCCATCCAAACCACTATATAGCTGTTCCTGTATACAGTCAATAAGCACATTCTTATTTTCATCCATACACTTAATACATTCCTCTTCAAACCCGGAAGCGATAGAATGAATAACCCTATATAGTCCGTCAAAATCTGCCATATGCAATAATAATAAAACGGGCTGGACTGCAATCACACCCCAGCCCGTCTGCTATTTGGTAATGGTATCATATACCTCAGAAAGCTTCTTCTTGCGGTCAGCTTCCTTCATTTCTTTCCACACGACCTTAATATGCGCGTTAATAAACCCTTCCTTCGTCATGCCCTTTACAGCAGCTTCGACGAACGTAACATTATCTATCTTCATGCTACCTGTTCAATACCTTTAATTCCTTTCTCGAACAATACAGAAGGAGTTTTCAGCGACGGAACCGCATCAGCCTTTGGAACAATGGTAATCACACCATCGGCATAAGAAGCAGAGGTTACATTGTTCATAGTCTCAGCAGCACCATCCGCAATAAGGCTTCCAAACTCTTCGGTACGATCGTATCCACCGATATTTTCGATGATCTTATAAGCGTTTTCTGCTTCCGTCTTCTCAAGAACCACATCAACCAAGCCCATCAAGAAGTTTCTGGGATTGAAATCCAACTGTACATAGTCAAAATTCAACAGGCTTTCTTCTGCGTCCTCATGAGCGAAACTTACAGTCATCGTGGACTTGGCGCCACTGGTCGGATATTGTGTCACAGTCGGATAAACTGTAGACATGGGGATGCCGGCAAGGATATCGGTACCATCATTATACCCTATCAGCATATAATCCATATTCCAATAATAGACATCCCATCCCTTGTTTGCACATTTCAAAAGCTGGGCATTCAAAACCTCATCGAACTTTTTCAATGTGAAAGTATCTGTCTGTGCGTTCAAGCCATTATATTCACTCGGACCATAGCCAACTGCATTAACCTGTGGCTCACCTCCATTCTTTGCATATTCCAAGAATGGGAAAATTGGATAAATACGTTCAGGCCGATCCGCATGACACAATTCAAGTAATTTCTCGCCTGTGATATCGGCAGGAAGTTTAACACCATGCTCTACCAAAACGGCACCCTTGATCTTTTTCCAGTCAATGCTACAAGCAGAACTGCCAGTATTCATTCGTGAGCCCCTACATGTTCTAATCTTTCTCATTTTCTTCTACAATTAAGATTATTAATTTTAATTTCCATCGAGCGTATGTTTATGGCATCAATAGGCTCGCTCACCGCCTCACCGGAGTCTGTATAAGCCCCGTACCTGCCATAACTATAATTCTCTGAATAACTATGTTTCACCCCTTCGTCACAATCAAAGCTAAAACGATAATCGTCACACAACACGTCCAATAAGTTCCTGTAAATCGGTCGAAGAATGTTTTTAAAAGAATTTGTTCTTCTTTCTTCGTTACTCCACTTCGACCGGGAAGAGCAAGCTATAATCAACGATACATCCGCCTTAGAGAAATAATTCAAATACCCCCTATCTTCATTGACAGGAGTAAATAGCGCAACCAACGGAAACTTCTTCTCTGACAGGCTGGGAGATTTACTGTACTCATCTAAAATATCCTTGATATATTGACTGCTGCCGAAGATGTAATTCAACTTCGGTGATTTCACTACCTTAAAACCTCCTTTCCCATCGGAATACAGGATTTCAAGCTTTTCCGGAATCTTCCGTACAACTTCCCCAAACATCTCTGTTATATCCAAGTCTATCATAAATTGAAAATATTAATAGGAGTCAATAGATTCTTATTTATTTTTATGCAAGTAAAAGTACAGCCGGCCGACATTGCCCATTTTGCAAACAGCTTATTCCTCTTTACCATGCTATTCCATGTATTTACCTGTTTCCTTAAAGGTGACACATATTCATTTGCGCATTTTAATCGGACAAGCCCGGTTGCCGTAGCCTGAGTATTGGCATCACGGAGAATATGATAGAATACAT